GACCAGGTACAGGACGCCGTCCTGGTCCTTGAGGATGTCGCCGGGCTTGTACTCCTCGCCCGGCGTCCACTTGGACTCGTAGTTCCGCAGGTTCTTGACGGTCTTGAGCGCCAGGATGGACTGACCACCGGACTTGCTGGTCACCCACTTGTTGCTCACGACGTCGCCCTCCTCGACGACGTAGTGATAGTCACCCGTCGTGTCGAGGTAGACCTTCTTCAGCAGCTTGACCCCGTACGGGGAGCCATAGCCGTTGTGCACGACGATGTCTCCGACGTAGAAGGACTCGTACTGCTTGTCGATGGCCTTGAGCGTCATGGTCTCTCCCCTTGGTGATGCATGGTCGTTGTGAGCCATGCAGGAAGGACAGGGGCCCGAAGGACCCTGTCCAACCCTCGCGACTCACCGCGATAGGAACTACTTGACGATCGTCTCGCTGAACTTCACGCCGACGCCCGTAGTGGTCTCCTTGAGGGAGTCACGCTCGGCGACGGAGAGGTCCACGAGCCACTTCGAGTACGCGCCGTCCTTGACCTCGCGCAGCTCGTCGTCCTGGATCATGTAGAACGTGCGACCCGAGGACGTGGCGGTGACGAACATGCCCTTCTTGGGCACGAACTTCTCGACCTTGGTGGTGTAGGTGCCACCGGACTCGAAGTCCTTCTTGCGCAGGACCAGAAGGTCCTTGCCGCCGCTCCACGCGGTGAACTTGTCGCCCTTCACCTCGCCGAGCTGCACGATGTACGTCGTGATCGTCTCGTTGTCGGTCGGGACGAGCGTCGTCGCGATGACCTTCACGGCGTAGCCGTACCGGTCCTTGTAGACGTCACCCCTCTCGACCAGGATGTTGTTCTTGCCGAGGGCGTCCTTCCACGCCTGGGTCAGCTCCGTCATGGAGTAGTCGGTGTTGAAGCCGTACTCCTTGGTGGCGTAGCTGTCCAGGCCGAGGTCGTACTTGCCGGTGTCGTAGGAACCGAACACCTGGCCGAGCACGCAGACGTCACACGACGCCAGGTCCAGCTCGTCCATGACGATCTTGGAGCGCCAGCCCGGCTTCCTGCTGTCGAGCAGCTTGATACCGGCGGCAACCTTGGCGGCGTAGTTCTCGGTCATTTTCTCTCCCCTTGGGTTGTGCATAGATCCCTTTGATCCATGGCACACACCAGGAGCAGGGACTTTCCGCCTTTTGCGGATGCCCGAGAGAGGTCATGGCCCCTGCTCCGGTGAGATTGTGGATCACACTCCCTGATTAGCGACTTCCCCCGGCAGAGCCTGCCAGGATCAGGATCGCAGCGATGATGATGATGCCGATCACGGAACCTTTGTCCATGTCACACCTTCTCCAGCATTCGAGCAACGGCGGCCCGCTGGGAGGCAAAGCCCTTGTGGGCTTTGTCGCCGGGGATCTGGTAGCTGTAAGCCTTGCCACCAGCACCCTTGACGGCCCTGATCATGCCGACCAGAGCACGGGTACCCTTGACTCGCACTTCGTACGTCCGGGGGTCGAGGCGAACCACAACCACCGCACTGCGGGCCAAACCCCGACGACCGGCACGGCACTCACAAGCCTTACGGCCCGACGCCACACACTTGCTGGTGTGGATCACCGCGCCCTTAGCGCGGCTCTTGTGCACACGACTGGTCTGAGGGGTACGGTTACCCGCACCGAAGCCAGGGATACGGCTACCCTTCAGTGGGTCACCGGCTCCCATGAACGCCTCATTGAACTGAATCGCGTTCTTCAAGGTCTCTCTCCCTTGTCACGGCAGTGATGCCGGGTCAACGTGCGGCCGAAGCCGCACGCTCACCGTGGTCACTGACTACATTCGGGGCAACTGTTGCCTACGTACCGAAGCCAGCACTGGAAGCAGAACTTGCCACGCCCCCTGAAGGGGCGCTCGGCCTTCCACTTCTTCCTGGCCTGAGTACCGGCCTTGCCGTGCTTGCACACGGGCTTACCTGTGTGAGGGTACTTGTTGGACCGCTTCACAGGCACTCACCACAGGGGCAGTCGACGTCGTACGTCCTGACGCATCGCATTTGCGAGAGACAGGAGGAGGGAACTTCCTTGATGTAGTTCATGCCGGTGCACATCCAGTCCCCATTGGGGAGGATGACGTCGTACACGTCACTCATCGAGTTGTTCCACCTGTTGTACGCATCGTCACGCTCCTCTCCAGTGCGGAAGTACAGCGTGGCAGTGTCCTCACCAGTGATCACAGTGAGCAGGTAGGCGCACGTCTGGTTGTAGCGGTGCACCGCCGCCTCACCCTCGCCACAAGCTACGGCGAGTAGTTCGGAGGCATACTCAGTGGCACTGATCAGGCCACGCTCGAACTGACGCTCCAGCTTGGCGACGATCTCAGATGCCTTCAAGGTCTCTCTCCCTTGTCCAGCGCACACGGAGTGTGTGCGCTCTCCCCGAGGAATGGGCCCTACTAGCCAACCTGCCAGGCAGGGGGCGTTCGGTTAAGGGTCGCTTAGCCCCGAAGGGCCAGATTCAGCGCATTACACGCCTACTTGGGGGTGACAGCCCCCGCTAGATCCCTGTTTTACGCCGAAGGTTTACATCCCGAAGGACTTCGTCCCTGTGCAACCGTACACCCCTGTCAGGGTGAGCGTACGGAGGGTTTGGCACCCATGCCCATTCCTCAGAGTGAGGGCCATCCTGACAGCTTGCGCCACCAGGCAGCCCCCAAACAAGGGGGGAAAGAGCGTGCATCTCACCTCACTAGGCGTGTCTGAGCTGACCTCCGGCAGATTCCCGGTCAGTGGCGCAGATCACCCGTCCTCCAGAGCAGGTTAACCACTCCGGACTCGCAAGGTTCGCGAGATAGCACGGCCTAGGTATGTTCACTAGGTCTTCACATGTATTGAGTTCTCAAGCAACGGACGCTTCCTTTGCACCGATTGGGCACCCCCGAAGGGGAGTGGCTAAAGCTCATCCACCACTGTGGTTACCGACACGGCTTAAAGTTCACCCCTATACAAGCGGGATCCCCTTAGCTCCGGGCGCATACATCGTTTGTCGAGCGAGTCGATTGCCCTCGTTCGGCGTGAGTCAGACTCTTTCAGATCGCAGGATCCTTGTCAAGTCCCTCGTTTTGCGCCTACCTAGTGAGCTATGGACACAGGTTCACCTTGTTTTAGGCCCGTAGGGCTTTCCCGGCTACTGACGTGCCCGACGCTCGGTCGGCACAAGAGAGACAATCTCAGAGACCCATGGGGCCTGTCAAGGGGCAAAACTCGCCCCTCAGAGACTGACGCACGCTGTTGAGTTGATCAAGTCGCTTGCCCTGGTGGGCTCCCCCGCTGCGCCTTGCGGTGCTGCGGTGGTGACACCGAGAACATTGGGCGTTTGCAGGTGGGTCGGTCAAGCATTGCAGGTCAGAGGCATGATCAACAGAGAAATGATCAAGAGATGTGCGGATGCAAACCGGCCGGCAAACTAGGTATGTCCCGATTTGTCCGTATCAGTAGGTGAGACTGCCTGGTCACAGGCAGGACGGAGGATGAATGAGGATGCTTGGTGCACAGTGGTGCAAATCGGACACCCTGCTACAGAAGTTGCTACAGAACTGGGCTAGTATGTGCCTTGATGTCCGGTTTGTCCCTGCCCTGTTTGTTAGTTTGCCTAGCAAACCCCACACACGTGGACAAGGGGAACGCGCGCGTAGGGAGGGCGATACCCCTACCCCCCAGGGGTACCTGTGGGTACAGTCCCCTGCCCCACTATGCGTGTACATGGGCTACTATGTCCGAATATTTCCTACTATGTGCGCATATATGTGTACATGTGGCCTCATATATGTACACAAGTGACAAGCCCGCCCTGCCCTGGCCGCCCCCGCCCCTGCCTGGGATGTCCTAGTTTGCCCTGGTCTGCACACCCCCAGGGGGTACCCCGAGATGCCCCGAGATGTCCGATATGTGACCCGGGGGTTGTTAAACGGAGATGATCATGGGGGAGTGAGTCCCCATAAATTTCCACCATAAATGACTGTGACCCTGATCACACCACCTACCCACAGCCCAGTCGTACCAAGGGTTCCAGAGGCGTGACTCAGGTCACACACACAGGTCTGTCCCGGATCCTGCAAAAGACGGGTATATATATACTGGGATACATCGTGAAGCACAGGGATGACGATCTGAACCCCCGAACGACGGTGGATGGGGTCCGGCCCTCAGGGGCCGGGCACCCTGACAAACCAGGTTAAACATGGTTAGTACTACTCCCTCGTACCTCGGGATCATTCCTCCAACCAAGGGGCAGGCGCCTTAGCGCTGCCCCGTTTCTTTTAAGCCGCACGGCGTCTGAGTTGCATAGGTAGAAGGGGTAGAGACAGAGCATGGCGAAGGTCTACGTGACGGAGGATGGACGTCAGCTCAAGACTCCCCCTCGACAGGCCAAGCCACGCACCAAGCAGGTGCGTGCTGGCAAGACTGATACGAAGATCCGCAAGGAAACCTTCATCAAGTACGTCAAGAATGGCAAGTCCATCAAGGAGGCTTGCCTTGACATGGGTCTCACTGAGGCTCAGTACAAGTACCTCAGGCAGAGCGACGCAAACTTTCGCGAGGAGATGGATCGTCTGCGTCTCATGACGCAGAACGCATCTGAGGCGGAGGAGAACAGGAAGAACATCCTGCCCTTCCCCGAGTGGTGCAAGGAGTACCTGGACACTGAGCTGTTCAACCATCACCTACAGTGGGTGGATGTGCTGGAGGGTAGGGAGCCAAGGAACCTGCACCCGAACCAGACGTACATCAAGGGAGAGCCCGAGTTCCTGCTGATCAACACTCCCCCCGAGCACGCGAAGAGTACGACCATCACGATGAACTACGTGACGTACCGGATCTGCCAGGACCCGAACATCCGTGTCATCATCGTCTCCCAGACTCAGGAGATGGCCAAGAGGTTCCTTCGCGGCATCAAGGATCGTCTGGCCTCGGAGAACAAGAACTACCAGAAGCTCCAGATCGACTTCGGCCCAGAGGGTGGCTTTGATGCGGGAGCGGCGGCATGGACCGCCGACTCCATCTACGTCAGCTCCAGCACGCGTGACTCTGGCGAGAAGGACCCCACCGTCCAGGCCCTGGGTATCGGTGGTCACATCTACGGTTCTCGTGCGGACCTCATCATCCTCGACGACTGCGTGACGGGAAAGAACGCCCATGAGTTTGAGAAGCAGATGGACTGGCTCCAGCGAGAGGTCTACAACCGTCTCTCGTACCCTGGTGGCCGCATCCTGCTGGTTGGTACTCGCCTTGCTCCCATCGACCTCTACGGGGAGATCATCAAGGACGACTACTACGGTGAGGAGTCCAGCCCGTGGACTTACCTTACTCAGCCTGCTGTTCTTGAATTCGCCGACGACCCGAAGGACTGGGTCACGCTTTGGCCGCGAACCAACCGTCCACCTGTATCGATCGCGGGTCGACAGCTAACCGAGCAGGATGAGGATGGGCTATGGCCGATGTGGACCGGCGAGGCGCTAAGGAAGCGCCGCGCCTCTATGAACCCAAGGAACTGGGCTCTGGTCTACATGCAGGAGTCGGTGATCGAGGATGCCATCTTCCCGATGAAGGCAGTGACCGGATGTGTCGACGGAATGCGGGCGGCCGGGGTGATGAGCAAGGGCGCCCCAGGTCACAGGCAGAACGGCATGGACGGCCTCTACATCGTCGGCGGGTTCGACCCGGCCATGACCGGCCATAGCGCTGCGGTCGTGATGGGCGTGGATCGCTTCTCCGGCCAGAGGTGGGTTCTGGACGTCTGGTCAAAGGGGAACCTAAAGCCCGACGACATCTTCGACAAGATCAAGGAACTGACGGTCAAGTACAACATCAACGAGTGGCGCATCGAGAAGAACGCCATGAACCTGATGGTGACGCAGAACCGAGACATCAAGCAGTTCCTCGGCAGTCGTGGCTGCCTGCTTCGCGAGCACTTCACTGGATCGAACAAGTGGGATGCCGACTTCGGTGTGGCCTCCATGTCCGTCCTGTTCGAGGGCTACGAGCGTGGCGAGAACCTGATCCACCTGCCCTCCCGCTCAAGCGGGGAGGGTGTCAAGATGCTCATCGAGCAGCTGACTACCTGGGAGCCTCTGCCTCCGGGCATCAAGACCAAGAAGAAGACTGACACAGTCATGGCCCTTTGGTTCGCAGAGATTCGAGCCCGAGAGCTGATCGGCGAGGTGGACAACGTGTTCCACGTAGCCAATGAGTACCAGAGTGCGCGAGACAAGGAGCGCACCATCACGATCGACCTGGACTACATGGCCCAGGCAAACATGTCAAACGGATCCGGAAGTTGGTGGGGTAACTAATGGCAACTCCTATGACCGCTGCGCAGCTGGTCAAGGCCCTCAAGGCCGAGGGGGTGAAGGTAGTCGAGGTCGAGGGTTGGACTGATCATCAGCGTGACGAGGAGACCGGCAAGCCGTTCGGTCCGGTCAACGGCGTGATCGTTCACCACACTGTGACGAGTGGAACCCAGAACAGCGTCAACATCTGCTGGGATGGGTACGCGGCCCTACCGGGGCCGCTCTGCCACGGAGTGATCGACAAGAAGGGTGTCGTCTACCTGATCTCCAAGGGGCGTGCGAACCACGCCGGACTGGGAGACCCTGACACGCTGGCCGCAGTACAGAACGAGAACTACACCGGGAACCTCCACCCGAACGAGAACACCGTCGACGGCAACGACATGTTCTACGGCTTCGAGTGCGTGAACCTCGGCAACGGCACTGACCCCTGGCCTGCCGAGCAGGTGACCGCGATGGTCAAGGCGTCCGCCGCGATCTGCCGCTTCTACGGCTGGAAGGCCGAGTCCGTGATCGGACACAAGGAGTGGCAGTACGGGAAGATCGACCCGATCAACATCGACATGTCGGACTTCCGCGACCGAGTCCAGGAGGTGCTGGACGGAGGGGCATCAAGCCCCTCCAGCCCGAAGCCTGCACCTAAGCCTAAGCCCGTATACGCCCCTTTCCCAGGCGTTGGTTTCTTCCGACTGGGTAAGCGACACCCCCTGATCACGGAGATGGGCAAGGCCCTCGTGAAGGCCGGATACAAGGGCTACAAGCAGGGACCTGGACCTGAGTTCACCAGGGCCGACATCAAGGCGTACGCCTGGTGGCAGAGGAAGCTGGGATACAGCGGCAGCGCTGCGGACGGCTACCCAGGACCGGACTCCTGGAAGAAGCTGAAGGTAGCGAAGCCCAAGTAAGGAGAGCATATGGCGCTGACCATCGACAAGGTAGCGCAGAAGGTGGAGTCGCTGCGTCGAGCGGCGGCTGACCGCGATCAGCGTCAGCGCGATGTTCACGATGTTCGCTCTGGCGACATTGACACGGTGATGCCTGGTGCCATGCCCGACGCATGGCCCAAGCCTATCGTGGCCAACATGGTCGATACGGCAGCTCGTGACATGGCCGAGGTCATGGGTACCATGCCGTCCATCAACTGCGCTTCCGGCGTCATCACTACCGACAAGGCGAAGAAGTTCTCTGGCAAGAGGACGAAGATCGCCAACGCCTACGTCCAGAACAGCCAGCTTCCCTCCGGTAAGCAGGTCACCTTCTGCGACTACTACAACACGTACGGCATGGCGATCTACGTAGTCGAGCCTGACTTCGAGAACAAGGCGCCACGCATCCGAGTAGAGAACCCTATGGGTGTCTACCCGGAGCTTGACCTGTACGGCCGAGTTCGCAGCTACACGAAGGTGTGGCGCGAGGAGGCTATCCATCTCGTCTCGAAGTTCCCACACCTTCTTCGAGTACTTCAGAGCAACGAGACCGGAGGCCAGGAGGTCGGCTGGGCCGAGCGTGAGATCGAGGTCGTGAAGTACTGCGACGGCGATCAGATCACGATGTTCCTTCCGAACCACGGCAACCAGATCGTGGACATGATGCCGAACCCTCTCGGCAAGGTCTACGTCTCCATCGCGAAGCGTCCTGGCTTCGACATGGAGATCCGTGGTGCATTCGATGACGCCATCTGGGTGCAGCTAGCCAAGGCGCGTATGGCACTCCTTGGCCTTGAGGCCACTGAGAAGTCTGTGCGTGCACCGCTAGCCGTTCCTCGTGACGTCCAGAAGATGACCTTCGGAGACGATGCGATCATCCGCACGGACAACCCTGAGGGTGTCCGTCGTGTAGCCCTGGACGTTCCTCAGTACGCCTTCCAGGAAGGCTCCATGCTGGACATGGAGGCTCGCCAGGCGATGCGTAGTCCTGAGGTTCGTTCTGGCAACATCGACGCCAGCATCATCACTGGCCGTGGAGTCCAGGCCCTCATGGGTGGATTCAACACGGTCATCACCACTGGCCAGGCAGTGATCGCCCAGGCGCTAGCCAAGGCGATCGAGCTATGCTTCGAGATGGACGAGAAGCTATGGCCGAACGAGAAGAAGGTGGTGAGTGGCGTTGTCCAGGGAACGCCCTTCGAGGAGACGTACACTCCAGGTAGGGACATTAAGGGTTCTTACACTACGGATGTCACCTACGGCTTCGCAGCGGGTCAGGACCCTGCACGTGCGATCGTCGCACTTCTCCAGCTACGTGGTGACCAGCTGGTGTCTAGGGACTTCGTTCAGCGTCAGCTTCCGATGGATCTGGACGTGGTCCAGCTCCAGACGCAGATCGACAACGAGCAGTTCACTGACGCTCTCAAGCAGGGGATCATGGCGTACATGCAGGCTATTCTTCCGATGGCGCAGCAGGGTATGGTTGATCCCGTTGATGCCCTATCCAAGACGGCGAAGCTGATCGAGGAGAGGGAGAAGGGCACCTCGGTGCACGATGCTGTGCTGAAGGTGTTCAAGCCAAAGGAGCAGGCCGCAGCAGCGGCCACTGACCCGCTGGCTGCCCTGATGGGCGGTGGAGGTCCAGCGGCGCCTGGAGGACCTGGAGGCGGAGCGCCACAGGGAAGCACCGCTCCGGGAGGAGCGGGACAGCCTCAGGGGTTCGACATGATGAGCCTCCTGGCCGGTCTGACCGGTAAGGGCGAAGCAACTATGTCCGCACGAACTCAGAGGCAGACTGGTATCTGATGGCTATCTGCTGGTACTGCAAGGCGTCCGAGTATCACGACTACAAGGACCGACACGGCATCCGCTGTCCCGCATGCGGACAGAAGGAGAAGGACGACCCGGCCAACAGGCCGGTCGTTAAGACCGCCAAGAAGGCAACCGCAAGGAGTAAGGCATGAGCGAGGGAATGTTTCCGCAGCACCCACGTTCCGGTGACTGGGAGACGCTGAAGGGGCGTATGCTTTCGCCTCACGTGCAGCAGCCCATGACTTCCACCGCCCACGGTGACTCCCGTCACCAGGCGGAGGCAGCGACCATCGGCTGGGAGACGCACATCCTCGTCAACACGGGCATGACTCGTGGTGGCGGAACTATGGCCAAGTAAGGGGAACCGTGGACGAGAACGAGACCGAGGTCGAACTCATCGAGATTCGACCTCTCAAGCACACCAAGTGGACGTTCTTCGTCCTCGGTGCTTCTTGGCTAGCAGGCGTGGCGAGGGAGACCGCTGAGACTCTTCAGATGGTCTCCCTCGCAGCCGCACAGCACAACCTACACAAGCGTGAAGAGAGCCAGTTCTACGAGGTGGTGAAGGACTACGATGGCTGAGGTTTCAGGACCCGGCAAGTTCAGCGAGCGCACCGACAAGGCGGTGAGCAACGCGAATACCAGCCTGCCCAACGCCGGGTATGGTGAGCAGGCTGACTACCAGGAACAGAAGTCTGGCGCACAGATGGGACAGAGTCCCGGAGGTAACGTAGACTTCGCATCGCTATTCGGCGACCCCGCATCCAGGGTGGTCGGACTGAATGCACCATCGGCACAGCCTGGCGTCCCCGTCACTGACGGGGCGGCAATGGGTGCCGGTCGAGGCGAGGAGGCCCTTGGCCTCGCCAACCAGAGCGAGGAGGACCTTCAGTCCCTCGCTGTCTATCTTCCGGTACTGGAGTTCATGGCGAACCAGCCTGGCGCTAGCTGGGCAATGAGGAACGTCGTGCGCAAGGTCAAGGCGATGCAGTGATGGCCGAAGACCTCGACTACAAGTACGGCGGCCAGTGGTTCGACGACATGGGCGCACTGGCCCTAGCATTCGGTGACGCTCCCGTCATGGGAGTAAGCCTCGCACGCTCAGGCGTGTCGAGGGACCAGGCCAACGACATGGCCAGGAATCTACTCAGCAGTGGCATCACTCCGTACGACGACAACAGTCTGGCGGAGGTGCCAGACGTCGACATTGGAGAAGTAAGTGGCGGGTACCAGCTATAACCCAAAGGACCTTCAGACCATCTCTGATGGAGTCCTGACTGGGGTCGGCTCCATGGAGCAGCTACCCGCGAAGGTCCAGGCTCAGCTTGCTGACTACTGGTCTTCGCAGGGCATCGACATGTCCGATCCAACCTCCGAGATGACCCAGGCCCAGCTCAACGCCCTCGCCCAGGAGAGGGCCGCCGCTGAGGGCGGCGGTACTCCATGGCTTCTGAAGCCTATTGAGTGGGTCGGATCCAAGCTCTACCAGTTCTACTCCGCCACCGTCTCCCCAATCCTGTCTGCCGGAACGATGTCGCTGCACAGCATCATCTACGGACGTCCTGACTACATCGGCGAGGATGGTGAGTGGGACGCCTTCAAGGACTACTGGAACCTAGCGCACAAGGTGTCTCCAGGTCAGGCAGTCTGGATGCTGGGCATGAGCGACGATGAGCTTGCAGCTCGCGGCATCAGGCCGGACCAGATCGCACGAGACAAGGATCTCGTACTCAAGGGCGCATACAAGGACAAGCCGACCGTCAACGACCCCTTCGGGGCAAGGATCGCGGCTGAGGAGTACTTCAGCTCCGGTGCGGCCAAGTACGTAACCGGCGCTACCGACCTCGCCGTCTCCTGGTACCTAGACCCGCTAGTCCTTGGGGCCAAGGCTGGTGCAGCGACCAAGGTCAAGCTGTTCACTAAGCCGACTGCGCCCCTGACCGAGAAGGCGGCCAAGACCGCCGAGAAGCAGGGTCTAGGACCTGAGGGCACGTTCGACGTCCTGGCTCAGGAGTCGACGTTCCAGTCCATGGTCAACCAGGTCATGAAGGTCAAGCAGCAGAATCCTGACAATGCTGCACTGATCCTGCGTGACCGTATGCCAACGCTGAAGAAGTCTGCCAATGGTGACAACCTGGCTCGCCTGCTTGGTGCAGCCAAGGATGCCGATGAGGTGACTGATGTACTGCGCATCTCCATCGGAGATGTCGCAGCCAAGGATGCGCTTGAGGTTCGCAACGCGACCCTGAAGATGCAGATCGACGGGGCAACCCAGAGGCAGTCTCTCCTTGGCGTGTACTACGACAACCTTAGCGACACGGCGAAGCTGGGCGCTCATGGTCAGCGAGTGAAGCAGCTCCTTGACAACGAGACTCAGATCATCGCCAAGGCTGACGGCCAGTCCCGCATCGTCTCTGACAAGATCGACGCCTTCGCCTCTCTGGACAACCTGAACTACAACAGGGTGACCACGCCTCTCGGCATGAGGGTAAAGGGAACCGCATCCATCCAGGACGCGAACTGGCAGAAGGTCACTGGCCAGGGCTTCATTCGTGGTGGTGCGAACCTCATCTACAACGGAGCGGTCGCCGCTCCGATCAAGCTCGTCCGTACGTACTCTGGCATCAAGCCGTCGTACTACATCGACGTGCACGGAGAGAACAGCTACAAGGAGCTTGACGCTGCACTGCGGGAGAACAAGAACATCCCTCGGGATGTTCGCGAGAAGTGGGTCTCTGACTACATCACCGCATCCCCCAACGACCGTAACCTCAAGCTGATCCAGATCGAGAACGACATCGCCTCTGATGTCATCCGTCGCTACAACGCGAAGAACCCTAACAACCAGCTCGACATGGCCATGGGTCGCGAGCTGTACGGGGAGATCGCTCGACTGCGCAGGAATGCGCAGGCCGAGACCTCGCAGCGTCAGGCGTACGGATCCGCCACTACCACTGACCCAACGACTGGCCTTCCGGTCCGTACTGCGGCAGTGGACAGCGACGGTTCTCGCCTGGTTCCGACTCCGCTGTTCGAGACCCAGATGGCTAACCACCATGTCCTGATGGACTTCGACCTGTTCGAGAAGGCAGTCTTCGCGAACGGATCAAACTGGGCCAAGATGAGGCAGAAGTTCGGTACTGGCTGGACTCGCACCCAGAAGGTGACCGACGAGCTGACCACCTACTGGAAGTTTGCTCAGCTGTTCCGTATCGGCTACGCGCCGAGGGCGCTAGCCGACGACTTCCTCGGTCAGGTGGCTCGCTTCGGTGGAGCGGCAATGCTGTTCCGTGCAGCTTCTGGAACTGCCGAGGGGACTAGGGATCTGTTCAACGCCACCGTGCGCAGGAGCAGGACCGCTCAGGTTCGTCTCGACATGCAGGTCAAGGATACTCAGCTAGCTCAGATGGCAACCATGCAGGCCAACCTGAAGAACCAGATTCTGAAGGGCAAGGCCACCGGCAAGGATGTCACCATGCTTGAGGATGACATGACCGATCTGCTGGATGACATGGCTAAGGTGCGCGACGAGCGCGCCAGCCTGTCCGCCATCGCTTCGACTGGAGCTGGCAAGAAGGACGTGAGGATCGGCCGTGAGGTCTTCGCTCCGTACTTCGGAGGCCAGCAGGGAGAGCTGTTCGCAGACCTCTCTGGCGGTGGTCGCAACATGTTCAACCTGATGGGAACCCAGACCGACTGGTACCTGAAGGAAGTGCGTCGTCGCGACTGGGAGCACATCGACCCATCCACTCACGGAGCCGAGAAGCACCTTGAGGCGTGGGAGCGAATCGTCACCAGGCAGATCGCTCAGTCCGAGATCGGCAAGATGGCCCTGGCTGGCAAGTCCGAGGCCGAGCTGGCTCACTGGATGAGGGCGACCCCGGAGGGTCGCCGTTACGCTCACGACGTGAAGCCTTCCGCTCGCTCCGTAGACGAGCAGGCTCGACTGGTCAAGGCTGAGGTTGACCACGTCATGAACCCGGCCATCCCGGGCATGGATCAGATCCGAGCTGCGGCACTCCGTGGCGAGGACGTCAAGGCGCTACTGAGGGACACGCCTCTCGCCAACCGACCAATGGTCAACGGTGAGACGTGGAGGTACGCAGAGGGCACCAGTCCTGTCGCAACCCTCATGAACTCCAGCATCAACGCCTTCTACAAGTTCGCCAACCAGCTTCCCGCTCAGAAGCTACTGCGTCACCCGCTGTTCGGTCAGAGCTACAAGGCCCACCTGGCTGACCAGCTTCGCATCATGCGCGCTCAGGGTGTAACCCACCTTGACGACAAGATGCGTCAGGTGATGGAGCAGAACGCCCGTAAGGGCGCTCTGGACGACGTGAAGAAGTACACGTTCACGCTCGACTCTGAGACGAAGATGGCGTACATGCTGCGCAACTTCGGTGCGTTCTTCGGGGCGCAGCAGGAGAGCTGGAACCGCTGGGCAAGGATCATCTCCGACAAGCCTCAGGTTCTGCCGCACGTCGCTCAGGTCTACGGTGCACCAGCTCGCGCTGGTCTGGTCGTAGACAAGGACGGCAACCCGGTTGACGGGGCTGGATACAGCACTGACCCGCTAACGGGTGAGCGTAAGCTCACCTCGTACACGGACAGGCAGATCCTCGTTCAGATCCCCGAGTACCTGGGCGGTAAGAAGCTCAACAAGGCTCTTGGCCTTGACGAGAACGCCTCATTCACCATCCCGATGTCCAGCCTTGAGCTGGTCCTCAACAACGGCGATGGTGCCCTTCCGGTAGGTGCTGGACCCTACGTTCAGATCGCAGCCAACCACTTCGCCAAGGACGACCCCGGCTTCGCCGACTGGTCCAAGAAGATGGGTGTGCTGCCGTTCGGACCAAGGGACAGCTGGACTGACTTTGTCAACCCCACCACTGGTCAGCGCCTGTCTCAGGCGAATGACGACATGGGTGAGACCAAGCAGCGCGCCCTGTTCTACATGATGCAGGTCGAGAACTACAAGTACGAGACCGGTCTTCGTGAGACTGAGCCAACCTGGGAGGAGCTGATGGACAGGGCGGATCGCTGGACCATCTTCAGGACTGCGGCAGCCTTCGGTCTGCCGTTCTCTGTGAATGGCCGCGACCCGTACCAGTTCTTCCGCGACGAGTTCCAGCGTCTCCAGAAGCTGGACCCGAACTCGGCGGATGAGAAGTTCTACGACAAGTACGGCGACAGCCTGTACCTGTTCTCTCAGTCCATGAGCAAGAACAACAGCGGTCTCCGCCCAACGGCGGAGGGCGTGAAGATGTCCAAGCACTACAAGGATCTGATCGCTCAGCTTGGTCCCGAGTGGGCCGGTGCAGTGGTCGGAGCCGAGGGTGATGGAGTATACTCGGACGGGGCATTCTATTACCAGAAGTCCCACTCCGTGGATCCGGCATCCAACATCTCGGACCGATCCAACATGTCGGCCCGCGAGGCAATGGATGCGGCCAAGATCGACCGTGGCTGGAAGCAGTACAACTCCATCATGGAGATGGTCAACGCTCAGCTGTTCGATCGAGGACTCCAGTCGTACAGCGACGACGGAGCAGAGGACCTTGAGGCCATGCGCAAGGCGGCCATCACCGTGCTCACGTCTCCCGTCCTCGACGGCGAGCCGAACAAGTGGTACAACGAGGCTTGGACCAAGAAGTTCAACACCATGGACAAGGCCAAGTATGACGTGAACGCCAAGAAGTGGGCGCAGATCGTCAGCGATCCAGAGATCTGGGCCAAGGCCCAGCCTCTGCCTGACGGTACCGTCGGAATCCGTTCCGAGGTCTACTCCATGAAGACCTACCTCTTCTACCGTGCACAGATGCAGGCCGAGCTTGCAAGGCGTGACCAGGAGGGCGGCTCTGCCGACATCCTGGCTCTGTCGAACAACGATCTCAAGACCTCTTGGGATGACATGGTGATGCAGCTCATGGAGCAGGACACCAAGTTCACGGAGACCCACTCCAGGTACTTCGCTACCGACATGGGATTCAACCTCGCCCAGCAGGAGGAGGAGGATTCCAATGAGAGCGGCTTCAACCTGGGAGATCCAATCGTGATGGGCGCAGAGTCCGCTGATCCTGAGTCCGGTCTTGACCTGATGAACACCCTTGAGATGGGAGGAGCAATCGGTGGCTGACGGTGATGGAGTAGGAGGTGGCACTGGCCTCGGCTCTCCAACGCAGCAGAAGAAGGAGCAGTCCTTCGCTGACGCCGTAAAGAGCGCTGCGGCCAGTGGCGGCTCTGGCACTAAGAAGTCGGCATCCGCCAAGGATCCGCTCGTCTTTCTGGGATACAACAAGACGACCCTGCCAGAGCACTTCAACGTAGGGTCCATGGACCCGAACTACTACAAGCGACTGACTGGCGAGAAGACGGCCACCCTCTCTGAGGTGGCCGGTCAGTACTACAACTGGGATCAGAAGACTCGGGACAAGTTCCTGAGCCAGCTGAACCTGGCTGGGTACGACACGAACCAGATGAAGGATGCTCAGATTGCCAGCATGTGGGCAGCCTATGCCCAGCAGGCCGCAGCGTACTACGCTGTCGGCAAGACGCTGACGCCATGGGACATCCTCGCCAAGGATATGCAGCAGCGCGAGGCGTACATGAACACACCCCGCACTGTTACGCAGACCTCGACTGCGTACGACATGTCCACGAGGGAGGACGCTCACGCGATCTTCCTTCAGGCGGCACAGTCGCTACTCGGGCGCGACCCGACGAAGCATGAAATCAGCGCCTTCCAGAAGGCGCTGAACGCCTACGAGAAGGCGAACCCAACCGTGACTACGGTCACCCAGAACTACCTGGGAGACACCCTTCAGTCTCAGTCGAGCACCACGAAGGGCGGAGTCAAGGAGGGGGCTCGACAGCTGATGGCCGTCGAGGATGTGAAGCAGGATCCGGAGTACGGAGCCTACCAGGCTGCAACCACGTACTTCGACGCCATGATGGAGATGATCGGAGGCTAAGTGCCTGTCAACGGAGCAGACATCGCCGACTGGGCAAAGCAGTGGACGGGTACACCGTACGTGTGGGGAGGCAACTCCCTCTCCGGTGGCGTCGACTGTTCCGGGCTAGTGCAGCAGATCTACAAGCACTTCGGCATCAGCGTCTCGCGTACAACCTACAGTCAGATTGGTGAGGGTAAGTCGGTCGGCATGAACGAGCTTCAGGCCGGTGACATGGTCTTCTTCGACACCAACCCGAGCGTCAAGGGTCCCGACCACGTCGGGATCTACCTCGGTGGTGGCAAGATGATTCACGCACCCCGGCCGGGCAAGTCGGTCGAGATCGTCTCCCTCACCTCTGGCTACTACCAGAACGCCTTCATGGGTGGACGCCGTGTGAGCGGCATCGAGGGCGGAGGCAAGGGTGGGGATTGGGATCCAACGGACACCAAGAACCTCAGCCCCGAGGAGCTGGCCGCCAGTTACGGCTGGGCGTACGGCTTTCTGAAGTCCAACAAGGAGCTGCGTGGACTCTTCGATAGCGCCGTGAAGGACTCGTGGAGTCCAGACAAGTTCCAGGCCAAGCTACGCAACACCAAGTGGTGGAAGGAGAATTCCGACACCATGCGCAAGGCGGCCATGGAGAAGCAGACCGACCCCGCCACCTACAACGCCAAGCTGTCCGCAGCCAAGGTTCAGATCATGCAGCTCGCAGCCGAGATGGGTGCAGCTATCCCAGCTAACAAGCTGGGCAAGATCACCGAGCAGGCCATCAAGACCGGCCTGGACGAGGCTGGACTGCGCAACATCCTTGGCGAGTACATCAAGTTCCAGGACAACGGCAGCACCCTCAGGGGTGCAGCCGGTCAGTACGAGCACATGATCAGGCAGTTTGCCTACATGAACGGCGTGTCTCTGGACAAGCAGGCCATCAAGAACCAGGCTCAGCTCATCGGTCGAGGGATGGCCACCGAGCAGGACTTCAAGAACCAGATCACCAACCAGGCGATCAGCATGTACCCTGGCTACGCCACTCAGCTACAGGCGGGCCAGACCATGATGGACATCGCCTCTCCTTACATGGAGATGATGGCCGAGGATCTTGAGATCCCGTACACCAAGATCAGTCTGACGGACCCGCTCATCAAGCGGGCCCTCAATGGAGTGGACCAGCAGGGCAAGCCTGTGGGGCTTGACCAGACCTCCTTCCAGCAGCTGATCAGGAACGATCCACGCTGGCGCAAGTCTCAGTCAACACAGAACAGTCTGATGACTACCGGACTCAAGGTACTCAAGGACATGGGGATGATCGGAGGACAGTAAGTGGCACAGCCAACCTTCGAGCAGTTCTTCTCCGCCATCTCCGAGCAGGAGTCCAACGGTAGGTACAGCGCCGTAGGCGTATGGGTCAATGGACACCGCGCCTACGGCAAGTATCAGGTCATGGACTTCAACATCCCGAGCTGGACGAAGCAGTACTACGGCAAGAGCCTTACCCCTCAGCAGTTCCTGAACAACCCAAAGGCGCAGGAAGCTGTAGCGAGGGGTAAGCTCCAGAGCTACTACAACAAGTACGGAGCACGCGGCGCTGCCGCCGCGTGGTACAGCGGTAACCCGAACCTCCACATGTCCACCAGGGCGCAGCCCGGTGGCCCCTCCATTAAGGGCTACGTGGACTCGGTCATCAGCAAGGCATACAAGTACCCGTCTGGGGGATCGTCCTCCAACTTCTCGACAGGGAGCACGGCCACGCCAAAGCTATCAAGCGCAGAGCTAGCGGAGCAGTACGGCTTCGTCTCCAGCTTCCTCAACTCCAACAAGGAGCTGAAGAAGCTATTCGAGCAGGCGGTCTCGGGAGGCTGGAGTGCTGACAAGTTCCAGGCTAAGCTGCGCAATACGAAGTGGTGGAAGACCCACAGCAAGGACGAGCGCGAGTGGCTACTCGCACTGAAGGCTGACCCTGCAACCGCCAAGCAGGAGATGTCGCAGGCTAAGGTCAAGATCAAGCAGCTGGCCAACCAGATGGGCATGGTCATGACCAGCAACGTCCAGAAGTATCTGGACAAGGCGGCCTACAACATGGTTGCCCTCGGCTGGGATGAGGGGCAGATCCGCTACTACCTTGGCCAGTACGTCTCCTTCAAGGGTGAGACGCTACAGGGCGAGGGCGGAGAGGCGATCACGGAGATGCGAGAGTACGCCTACAACATGGGCGTCTCCCTCTCTGACACGTGGTACACCGACAGGGCAAGGAACATCCTGCGTGGAGTGGCGACCATCCAGGACTACAAGTCCGAGATCCAGAACAAGGCGAAGGCCGCGTTCCCTCAGTGGACTAAGCAGATCGAGGCTGGCCAGTCTGTGGCTGACATTGCCTCACCATACATGCAGTCCATGGCCCAGATCCTTGAGCTGCCCGCTGGCAGCATCAACCTGTTCGACAGCACGATCAAGAAGGCCCTGAACTACACCAATAAGGGAACCCTCCAGAAGGAGGCCAAGCCGCTCTGGCAGTTCGAGAACGAACTGCGAGCGGACCCAAGGTGGAAGAAGACGAAGAACGCACAGGACAGTCTGTTCCAGATCGGCCACCAGGTCCTGGCAGACTTCGGATTCAAGTACTGAGGAGTGAGAGATGGCCCTACCACCATGGGTTGAGGCTGTGAGGGGGGCCACCGCAGTGGCCTCCATGCCTAGGCAGACACTGCCTGGCAAGGTTGACAGCGGTGCGTCCCTTGAGATCCAGCTCAGGATGCTGGACGCCCAACAGAAGGCGCTCCAGAAGCAGCTGAGCGCAGCCAACGCCAAGCTGAAGGCGCTGAAGGGCAAGAAGAAGCCGTCTGCCAAGGAGAAGCGTCTCATCGCCCTCCAGGAGATGACGATCAAGCGTCTCCAGGCGAACCTGAAGGCCGTTACCGCCAAGCACACGACCGTCCGGAACAAGTACTACGAGTCCACCGGACAGTACGAGAAGCTACTTGAGGGCGAGAACCGTGACGCCTTCATGGCGCTCAACTCTCTGTTCAAGCAGTACGGCCTCGGAAGCCTCGCGGGCAAGATCTTCGAGTACGTGAAGAACGGATATGGTGCTGATACCATCAGCATCCTGCTCCAGGACACACCTGAGTACAAGAAGAGGTTCGCAGCTAACGAGGCCCGCCTCAAGGCGGGCATGTCTGTGCTCTCACCGGCCGAATACCTTGCGGTCGAGAACAGCTACAGGCAGATCATGCGTCAGTCTGGGCTTCCAGAGGGCTTCTACGACACCAACGAGGACTTCACTCAGTGGATCTCGGGTGACATGAGCCCAACGGAGCTACAGGGAAGGGTTGACCTGGCCACCCAGGCGACCGCTCTGGCCAATCCGGCATACAAGGCAGCCCTGAAGCAGATGGGACTGTCTGACGGAGAGCTGGCAGCATACTTCCTGGATCCTGACCGAGCAATGCCGTTCCTACAGAAGACCGCAGCTACCGCAGCGGTCGGCGCAGAGGCCCTACAGCGTGGTCTGAAGTTCGATGAGACCTACTCTGAGCAGCTTGCGACCATGGGAATCTCCCGCGAGCAGGCGGCACAGGGTTACGCCAAGATCGCAGACGAGTTCAGCGACCTCGGAACCCTGGCTCAGGTCTATGGAGGACAGTGGACTCAGCGCATGGCCGAGGAGGACGTCTTCGTCGGCGGTACCGCCGCAAGTCAGCAGCGCGAGAAGCTGGTCAGCCGCGAGAAGGGTGCCTTCAGTGGTGCCGCAGGTGGTGCCCGCGCTGGATTTGCACAGAAGGGCGGAGCAAGGTAACTTAGAAGTCGTGGCCACCCCGTACCTAAGTACGGGGGGCACGATCTACTGGGTATAGTGAAGTGGCATAACGCCTGCCTTGGGAGCAGGTGACGTAGGTTCGATTCCTGCTACCCGGACGAGAGCGGAGGCCGTGGGTTCGACCCCCACCAGCTCACCACAATCCTAGGTTGGTGGCTGTAGCTCAGAGGCAGAGCACCGCTCGTAACTTGCCCTGTTGGTGTAGAGGTAACATACCTGTCTTCCAAACAGAGGTCGAGGGTTCGATTCCCTCACAGGGCTCTGCTCGTTGGTGGAGAGGTTCCACGTCAGGCTCATAACCTGAAGACCTGGGTTCGAATCCCAGACGAGCCATGCGTTCGAGTGCTGGGCATGCGGCGGATTCCAAACCCGCTAGCTGTGGGTTCGATTCCTACCGGGCGTGCTCTATGCCCCTTGATGTAACGGCAACATGCGAGGCTCTGAACCTCGTCTTCTTGGTTCGAATCCAGGGGGGGCAGCTGTGGAAGGTAGCGTCCAATGGTGGGCAAGCGGTCTAGAAAACCGTGCCGGGTGTGACAGCCTGGGGGTTCGATTCCTCTACTTTCCTCTGGATTGCGTGGGCCTGGGGCCCAACGCCCCTGCTAAGGGCGTCTAGTCGCGAGGCTAGTGGTTCGATTCCACCGCTTTCCGCTGGTAGGGTGCTGGGACACAAGCGGGGCTGTAACCCCTGCGTCGCGACGCGGCTTGCTGAGTTCGATTCTCAGACTACCAACCACGTGGTCCTGATCCTCTTGGTGAGGAGTCCGCCTGCAAAGCGGACGGTTCGGTTCGAATCCGACTGGGCTTCTGGGGGTCGTTAAGGTGACACGTTAGTTTTGCAAACTGACCTAGCGGGGTTCGATTCCCCGGATCTCCACTCGGACGTAGTACAATGGTTAGTACGCGGGTCTGATACACCCGTAACGACGGTTCGACTCCGTCCGTCCGTACCACTTGCCTTGTTAGCTCAATGGTAGAGCAACCGCCTGTCGAGCGGTAGGCCGAGGGTTCGATCCCCTTACAAGGCGCGGCCTCAGTATGAGGCTTTTGCTCCGGTAGATCCAATTGGTAGAGACAGCGGTCTTAGAAACCGTAAAGTGTGGGTTCGAATCCCACCCGGAGTACAACGAGCGGGGGCACCTGCTCGGAGAGTGGCAGAACCGAGGCTTCCCTACTTGGTAGGGGAAGCGCGATTGCACACGTGGCGTTAGAGAACGCCACGACCCAGAGCCAATCGGTGAGGGTCGTGGATGGAGGGAACCTTAGCGGGGGACCGAAGACGCGCTTAGCGGCGAACACGTGGTTCCTGAGTACTTCAATTGGCTGAATGACCAAGCTCAGGTTGCGGGTAGCGCCCCGCCTCTCACATACTCCAGTCGCACAATTGGACGTGCAGCAGACTCTTAATCTGCGTGGATGTGGGTTCAAGTCCCACCTGGAGTACCATGCCCCACTAGTCTAGTGGCAACGACACCTGGTTCTCACCCAGGAGTCGAGGGTTCGATTCCCTCGTGGGGTGCTCAACGGCTCTTAGCTGAGATGGATTAGCTACCGGTTGAAACCCGGTGTAGGGTGGATCGTTACCACCAGAGTCGGCTGTGACGTAAGCCGAGCGGTTAAGGCACCAGGTTGTGACCCTGGGTCTGGCGGGTTCGACTCCCGTACGTCACCCCACCGGATTGGTGAAAAGGAAATCACACCAGGCTACGAACTTGGTGTTAGGGGTTCGAGTCCTCTATCCGGTACCATGCCTGATTAGCATACGCTGGCCCATGCACCTGTCTAGTAAACAGGAGAACGTCGGTTCGATTCCGACATCAGGCTCTGAGAGAGGTAGTGCCCGACAGGTGGCGGGTATCCACCCTTGCCTCTCTCCTTTCTCCGATGGCCAAGTGGCAAGGCAACGGACTGTTAATCCGTAGAGCGCTGGTTCGATCCCAGCTCGGAGAGCTGCCGTGGTGAAGGACGCAGTCTGGTCTCCTAAACCGGATATCAGGGTTCGACTCCCTGCACGGCTACACCCCCTTCGTCCAATGGGAGGGCCGCTGTCTTACAAACAGCAGACGGGAGTTCGATTCTCTCAGGGGGTACCGGTACGCGCAAGCTGGCACGCAGTACTGTAGAGAAGACCAGCACACCAACCGCATGAGCGAGGCCACGGTTCCCTAGCCGTGGCCTTTGGCATGCACTATCAATCTAGGAGATCATGTGAGCAACTGGGGTATTGAGGACGCAAACGACCTGGGCGGAAACACCGACGCATCCGGCCCGAAGGCACTTCGTGAGGCGTACGACGCACTCAAGCAGCAGAACAAGGAGCTACAGGACGGACTGGCCGCCGTCCAGACGCAGCTCCGCAATCAGGCTGTAGGTGCGACTCTCAGTGAGCTTGGCATTCCCGCTGCTGCCGCCGAGCAGTACAAGGGAGAGGCGGACCCCGCAAAGGTCCGTGAGTGGGCGACTTCTATGCAGTCGCTATTCGGTGGCGGACAGGCAGTAACGCCTGGCAGCACCCCAAATCCAGTTGAGCAGCAGGGCCTCGACCCTGCTACCGCACAGCAGCTCCAGCAGATGCAGGAGGCTGGCCAGCAGGGCCAGCCGCTCGGAAACTTCGAGGCTGCGGCAGGGCGTCTCAACGATGCTACTGACATCCAGGGCCTGATCTCGGCTTGGACCACGATCAAGTAAGGCCCCCCTCCATAGGAGGTTGGTGTGGCTAACGCCTTCACCGGTACTGCGGCGATGAGCAATCTCGTCCAGACCACTTACGACCGCGCACTGGAGTTCGCTCTCCGTGCGCAGCCGATGTTCCGTCAGGTCGCTGACAAGCGTCCTGTTCAGCAGGCGATGCCTGGCTCTAGCGTTGTGTTCTCTCTGTACCAGGACCTGGCACAGGCGACCACTCCGCTGAACGAGCTGGTTGACCCTGACGCGGTTGCCGCTGGCAACCCGACTACTGTCTCCGTCACTCTGAACGAGTACGGTAACAGCATCCTCGTCTCCAACAAGCTGGACCTGTTCAGCTTCACTGACGTGACCGCAGGTCTCGTCAACCAGGTGGCGTGGAACCTTGTCGACTCCATCGACACCGTGGTTCGTACCACCCTCCAGGGTGGAACCAACTACATCCGTGACAACGGCGCTTCCGGCCCGGTGTACAACGGTGCGCAGACCACTGTGGGTACCACCGCAGCCGACACGTTCGGTTCTGCATGGGTACGTCTGGCTGTCGCGAAGCTACGCACCAACAAGGTGCACCCCAACAAGGGCAGCTTCTACACCGCGTACATTCACCCTGAGGTCTCTCACGACCTGAGGGCCGAGACCGGCAACGCTGCATGGCGTCCACCGCACGAGTACTCTTCTGCCTCCAACATCTGGAGCGGAGAGATCGGAGAGTATGAGGGTGCAGTCTTCATCGAGACTCCTCGTACTCGCGTACAGACTGATGCCGGTGCCGGTGGCACCGTCGATGTCTACGACACGTACTTCACTGGACAGCAGGCCCTGGCCGAGGCTGTCGCGGAGGAGTTCCACACCGTTCGCGGTCCGGTCGTCGACAAGCTGACCCGTTTCCAGCCTCTCGGTTGGTACGGTGTAGCGGGCTGGGCTCGCTACCGTGAGGAGGCCCTGATCAGGGCCGAGAGCGCAAGCTCTATCGCGGTCAACACGTAATAGACTGGGGCGGTCCTTAGGGGCCGCCCCTTTCTTCATATCCAAGGAGAAGCATGTCTGGACAGGACAACATCGCCTTCACGATTCGCGTCGTGTCGGCAACCACTACCCTCACCCTGAACGACTACGTTCTGAGCGTTGAGGCACCGGCAGCGAACGTGACTGTGAACCTGCCAGCAGTAGCGACCGTACCGCCAGGTCGCACCTACATCATCAAGCGTGACGCCACTGCAACGCAGACCGTGACGCTGGATGGAAACGGATCCGAGACCATCAACGGTGCGACCACTCGCGCTGTCGGTGCAGCCGGAACCGCAGGTGCCTGCGTCATCATCTCCGATGGTGCCGAGTGGCACGTCATCGGTAGCTACTGAGTGAGGAGGGGCCTTGGCTACCTGGCTATTCACCACGCCCACGGTGGCTGAGGCCCCCTTCGCGTGGAACCCTCTCCATGAGAGGTTCAGGATCAACCGCGCCATCTCTATCAGGGAGACCGCACCAGACGTGTGGCGAGAGGTTCGCTACGACGCCTACACCGAGGAGCTTGGAGCTACCAACTATCCAACTCCAGCCGGTGGATGGGGAGATCCAGACGTTTGGCCGCAGCCCTCTGACGGGCTGCGTTACTTCCGTGGTGGCTACGAATGGCTGGTGGACGACGCCACCAAGGCGTCGCTCATCGCGTCCGGTCTAGTGACCGAGGCAAACTTTGGACCCGCACCGGGAACGTTCGGTGAGGGCGGATTCGGGCAGGGAGGTTTCGGTCAGTGAGCTACACTCCGATCGAGCGAGGGTCGTCTGACTGGGACGTTCCCGTCAATGCTGCATTCACGTCTCAGGATGCACGCATCACCACCAACGAGACCAGCATCACCACGCTGAACGGTACTACTAGCACTCACACAAGCCAGATCAGTACCGCCAACACCAACATCACCAACCTTCAGAACCTGACCAACACGCTGGACTTCCAGCCTGTCGATCACGGCATCAAGGCATGGACTCAGGACCCAGCAGGCTGCGGATCTACTGGATCCGCAAACTCGGGCGGAGTTGTGTACCTGAGCAAGGTCATCCTCCGAGTGGGGGCAACCGTCACTCAGGCATTTGTCACTGTCACGTCTGCCGGTACCGGCCTCACCGCTGGACAGAACTTCGTGGGGCTGTACGATTCCACTGGAACCAGGCTGGCAGTCAGTGCGGATCTGACCACGGACTTCGGGTCCGTGGGGACCAAGACCGTATCGCTAGGATCCAACGTCCTGACCGCAGGTTCGTACTATGTGGCGATTCTGGCCAACGGCACCACGCCACCATCCTTCATGCGCGGCAACGGAGCATCCGCATCTGCGCTCAATGTCGGCCTCGCCTCTGGCGCTGGCCGCTTCCTGGACTTCGGCACTGGCCAGACGTCCCTTCCAGCATCCATCACACTCACCAGCGCGGCGACTAACGCCTCCGCTCGGTGGGCGGCGCTCAACTAAGGAGAGCTATGGCTCACGAGTATGACCCAGCGAAGGGCCCCTGCGACCCGAAGTTCTACTACTGCTGCCACCCAGGACAGACTTGCATTGCAGGTCCCGGTGGTAACGTCACCCTGATCGAGAACAACGAGAAGGGCATCCTGGAGACCGGACTGTTCGAGGTCATCGGTCGCCATCAGCAGGCGGAGCTAGGCTCCGACCACGACTCGCACAAGCAGGGCATCTACACGACCAACTCGGTTGGGGACAATGACTAACTGTTCCAGCGGGTGCGTGACCCAAGACCACAAGACATTCGGGGAGTGTATGAGGGCGAAGAACCTTCAGCTCAACCCGAACCTGAGCAACACCGGAGCAAGCAAGGCGTGGGACGCCGAGCTGTCCGCCTATCGTGACGCAAGGGCGCAGGGGATTCAGCCCTCCGGTACGACCATGGCCAAGGTTCGAGAGGCCGTAGAGATCAGCAACGCTACGGGGGTAGCGTACAAGGGGGCCTAACATGGCCGAGCAGTACGTAAGGATTGACAACTCAAGCCTGGCTACTTACACCACGGTGAACCCTTCCATCACCGCTGGTTACGTCTACAGTCAGGACGAGATTCCGGGCGTGGTGGCAGCGGCCAACCACCTATCCCTTACCAACCCGACCGGGAGTGGTCGCACCATCCTGATTGCAGGAGTCTTCATCAGCTCCGTGACGGTTGGCGCGGTTGCGGCAGCCGCCCCTATGAGGGGCTGGCTGGCGACCGGAGTGAGTGGAGGGACGCTGGAGGCAAGCTCCACCGTGGGCAAGATGCGCTCCACTATGGCTAACCCCACTGCCGAGGTGAGGATTGGCAACCCTACCGCCACACTTGGTGCGGCATGGTTCAACTCTCCTCCGATCCTCTCTTCCGGCGCGGCTAGCGCGCCGTTCATCCACCAGGTTCCGGCCACCATTCCGGCTGGCTCCCTGACGCTACTACCGGGCGAGAGCACGGTCATTCGTACCGAGTCCGGTGACGTTGATCAGCGCTGGAACATTTCCATCGCCTGGTCTGAGATCTAGGAGTAACTGTGGCAGTCACCTTTGCCAACATCGTAGACCGAGTGAATCAGCAGCTACTCGGCTACACCAAGGATCAGGCTGCGGTGTCGTACCTGACTGCGGCAGCGACTGCCACGGACACCACCCTGACCGTTGATCCATCCACCGCTACCAACCTGTCCCGTGGTCTCATCGAGATCGGGGACGAGCTGATCCAGGTCAAGAGCTACGACCGTGGATCCGGTACGGTGATGGTTCTCGGGGGAGTCAACGGCCGTGGGTATGCAGGTACCACCGCAGCCGCTCACGACATCAACGACATCGTAACCAACGATCCTCGCTTCCCCCGTCAGCGGGTGAAGGAGGCCATCAACGACACTATCCTCGCGCTGTACCCAGATCTCTGGGTGTTCGCTCAGTACGAGTTCCCCTACATCGCAGCAAGGTACGAGTACCCAATCCCGGCCGACGCTGACGACGTCTACAAGGTGGTCATCAACACCATCGGTCCATCCGGCGTATGGTTCCCAGCCCAGAGCTGGCGCTTCAACCCGATGGCATCCACGACTGCCGGTCAGGTCAAGCCAACTCCGGCTCCGACCGGAAAGTCTGTCCAGATCTATGACCGCATCGTTCCGGGCAGGAACGTGCGGGTGAGCTACACCAAGGGTCCGTCTGCTCTCGTCAACAACACCGACGACTTCACCACGGTCACTGGGTTCCCGGAGCGCTACGTGGACATGATCACGTACGGCGCAGCGTGGCGTCTCCTTCCTGCCTACGAGGCAGCCCGACTTCAGCAGTCCTCCATCGAGGCCACTGAGAGGGCTCCACTGGTGCCTACGAGCGCCGCCTCTCAGGCGTCGCAGTTCTTCCTGGCCCTCTATCAGAAGAGGCTCAACGAGGAGCGTACGCGCCTACAGAGGCTGTACGAGTCTTACCAGACCTTCAACGGATAAGGGAGCACCATGGCTACCCGTTACTACTCCAGCGTGGCCGCAGAGACCACGCTGGTGGCTTCCATCACGAATGGAAACACGAGCATCCAGATCGCCTCGGCGACTGGTCTGCCAGCCCTGACGCCGTTCACGCTGGCCCTCGACTACGAGGCTGCTACCGAGGAGCTGGTCGAGGTTACCGCAGTAGCGGGTACCACCCTGACCGTAACCCGAGGTATCGACGGCACTTCTGCTGCGGCGCACAACGCCGGAGCCAGGGTGAGGCACGTCAGCTCCGCCCGAGACTTCAGTGACTCTCGCACTCACGAGAACACTGCGACCAATGTCCACGGCCTTGCCGTGGGCTCTGCGGTCGTGGGCACGAATGACACCCAGACCCTATCAAACAAGACGCTCAACAATGCCACTGGCACGCTGAGCAACGTGGATCTCTTCGCCTCCGCCGCATGGGTGACTACGGTCAACGGTACGGCGGCTGGCACCGCCGATCTCATGAAGTGGCTCAGGGACCCCTCTGCCGCTCACGAGGTTGCCAAGGTGACCAACAACGGTGCAGTGTTCGTCAGGAACCAGGACGCCGCAGCGGACTCAAACTTCAACACCTACAGGTTCAGGGTCATCAAGGATGACGGTACTACCGACATCTTCTCCGTCCTTCAGGGCGGAACTGCGACCTCCTGGACCAACTCTGGTCAGACTGGGTTCCAGGTCAAGCCAAGGACGACCGACAACAACGAGGCGATCAGGGTCCGTAACTCTACGGACACCGCATCCACCTTCGCTGTATGGAACAACGGTCGAGTCGATGTCAATGGCTCTGATCCTGCGTTCTCCCAGCTAGATGTTCACGGCGCAGCCGGTCAGTCCGCCTCCATCATGCGCGTCATGAACAACGACGAGACCAGCACCTACTTCTCCATCAGCAACACGGGTGCTGGTAGCTTCACTGGCAACCTGAGCGTCGGCGGCACCACCACGTCTACTGGGCTTCTCACTGCAAACGCAGGCGCAGCAGTGACTGGCACGCTGACCGTTTCCGGTCACACCAGTGCAACCGGAACGTCCATTGCCACTGCGGCATCAGGGTTCAGCGTTGACTCTGCGACGACTGGAGTGCTGAAGTCTGGGTGGATCATCGTCACCCTGGTGCTGCTTCGCACTGGCGGAACGCTTACAGCGTCCGCCACCGGTAACCTGACCGACACCGACCTATGCACCATCCAGCCAAGCTGGAGGCCGGACGCTGTCTTCGGCAGCGACCGCATGATCGGTGGATTCGGTACTGGATTCACGTCTGGAGCTGTCGGCCTCAACCCGTCGACCGGGCTGGTGGAACTACTGGACGCGAACAGCAGTAGCACTATCGACAACGGGCACACCGTCCGCGTCACCTTCGTATATCCGCAGTAAGGAGTAGCAGTGGCGACACTCGTACGTAAGATCCCTGACCAGCTCAGTGGTCTGGGTACCGCCTCCATCGGGCAGTACAGCCTTCAGGACAACGCGTATGACTACGCCCTAGCTGGTATCCCCTTCCTCTCCGCCACGCAGGACAACCGTCCATACACTGAGCGCATGGCGGAGATCAGGAAGCAGCAGTTCGACGCGTTCGCCGAGCCTGGTGAGCAGTCCATCTCCGGTAACTTCTGGTGGCTGAGGTCCCAGTCCACCTTCAATGGTGGAGCTGGACTCCTGTACCAGGACCCGGACAACGACAACCAGTTCAACTTCAAGTTCGCGGACTCGCTAGGCGTGGATCCATGGACCTCCGGTCAGCTCAAGCTGCTCAGGGATGTCAGCCTCACTGCGGCTACCGCAAGTACGCCCATCCATGTGCGAGGATTCGTCGACACTTCAGGTGTCGATGCGTACTGGGTGACGTACAACGACCACATGGACAAGATCACTGACTCTGGTACAACCGTGATCATCGGTGCCACCCTGGACCCGATCTATGACCTGACGTCTAGCGGTAAGCAGTACTTCATCGCAGTATCCAACGGAATCAAGAAGGGAACGGACGCGGGAGCGACGTCCACCATCTACTCCGGTGCATACAACAGCTCGGCAGAGCTGGAGTTCCTGAAGGGTCGACTGATCCTGGGGCACAACAACAGCGTGTACCAGCTAGTCGTCTCTCCAGCGGGAGCGCCTGTAGCGCTCCCTACTGCGACGTACACTCACGAGGATTCGGCCTGGACGTGGAAGTCGTTCACGGATGGACCTACCGCCATCTATGCCGCTGGCGACAGCGGCACTACGAGTGAGATCCACAAGTTCAGCCCAACCCTGTCGAGCACTGGAGTGCCCGAGCTGTCCTGGGTAGGCGTGACTGCAACCATGCCAGCCGGTGAGACCATCAACACGATCTACCAGTACGTCGGATCGTTCATCGGTATCGCCACGAACAAGGGATTCAGGGTCGGAGAGATCGACCAGAACGGCGACATCTCTTACGGCCCACTCCTGTTCGAGCCAGAGGGTGGCTGCGAGGGAATCGTCGGACACGACAGGTTCATGTACGTCGGATCCACCAATGCTCACGACGGCAACTCTGGCCTGTTCCGTGTGGACCTAGGTAACGCAGTCCAGGAGCAGACGACCAGGGCTATCAGGTACGCGTACGCAAGGGACATCTACTACGGAGGAGACGAGAGCCCGATCACCTCGGTGACCATGTTCGGCAACAGTGACCGCAAGGTCTTCACGCTGTCCGGCTTCGGTCACGCCAAGGAACTAGCGACCACGCTAGTTCCTTCTGGGTACCTGACCACTGGTCGCATCAGGTACAACACCGAGGAGCCGAAGCTCTACAAGTTCTTCTCCGTCCGCACGCCATCCCCGCTTCAGGGTAACGTTGCTGCCACCATCCTCACCGAGGGCGGTGGAGAGATCGACTACATCACGTACAGCCCGACCATCGCGTCCGGCATCAAGGATGTGGCGATCAGCAATCCATCTGGACCGCAGAACTGGATCAGGCTGAAGTTCACCCTGTTCCAGGGGAGCGATCCGGCTTTCGGTGGAGTGCTCAACGGGTGGCAGATGAAGGCACTGCCAGGATCTATCAGGCAGCGCGTCATCACACAGATCTTCGAGCTGTTCGACGAGGAGACTGACCGCACCGGTCAGCGTATCGGTTACGACGGGTACGCTCGTGCCAGGTTCGAAGACTTCAAGGGCGTCGCCCGAGCAGGCGACGTCATCCTATTCCAGGAGCTACAGGAGGATCTGTCCACGCTGGTCGTCATTGAGGACTGGGAGTACAGGCAGACTGCACCACCTGGACCAAATCGGGGGGCACTGGGAGGGTACCTGACGGTGCAGATGCGCACCGTCGCCGAGTCCACGTAAAGGGAGAGAGCATGGCGCTTGAGATGGATGCCATCATCGCCATTCTCACGGGAGCCGCTGGCGTCGCTGGCGGCTTCGTGGGGGGCAAGAAGTTCGGACACTCGCAGGCAGCGCAGATCTCTGTCGACACCGTTGAGCTACTTCAGATCGCCGTGGCGGAGCTGAGGACTCAGGTTGCAGAGAAGGATGGGCTGGTTGCTGATCTCCGAGCGAGGGTCGAGATTCTTGAAAGCCTCGTAACCCAGCGAGCAGAGGTTGAGCTGGTGCACGAGGAGGTCAAGGGAGTACGCGGCGTCGTCGACCGTATCGCGAGTAAGGTGGGAGTATGAAGCCCGCATGGTACGACCGACGCATCTACGCCGTGACAACTGAAGAGGAGAGGGACGCTGTCACTTACGTGCAGCGTGTCCTCGGACTGAAGGAGACTGGCGAGCTGGACGATGAGACCAAGTCTCACATCCGTGGGCTCCAGGTCCTCTTCGGTCTGCGACCTACTGCCATCATCGACGACGATACGGCAGAGCAGATCGAGCGTATCTTCCCATACGGAGCATGATGCCATACCCTAAGCCCTACTCCAAGAAGGAGAAGGAAGCCATGAAGAAGAAGCCAGCGGCCAAGAAGGCTGCGGCCAAGAAGAAGGGCAAGAAGTGAGTAGCTACTTCAAGGATCTACTCGTGCGTGTGGGCGCAACGTTCGCCTTCACGTTCCTCAGCATCTTCAGCCTGGAGGACCTGAGCACCGCTGACAGCGCCGCAATCGCAGGCGGAGCGGCTGCACTGGCTCTCGTACAGGCAGCGCTGGGCAAGTTCGTGGGCAACCCGGACGACGCCGGACTCACCAAGTAACAGAGAGGGGCCCCCTTACGGGGGCCCCTTCTTTGCGTTCTACCAGACTGCGCCCGGCTCCTTCGGCTGGGCGTTGTGCAGGGCCTCGTGCTCCGCCTCCTCCAGTCGCCAGAAGGCGACGTCCACGTGCACCTCGACGTGCGGCAGCAGCTTCTCTGCCATGTCGAGGATCAGCTCGGAGGTGTCGGGCTCCAGGCCGGGAAGCTCGGAATCCAGGTGCTCAGCGAGAGCGAGCCGGTCCACGCTCTCCTTGCCCTGGTCACGCACCGCCTGAGTGAGCACGATGCTGGCGAGAGTGCGGATCGTTTCCTTCTGCATGCTTAACCCTCCGGGTCCTGGATGAACTCGTTGAACAGGTGGTTGCTGTTGGCCTCGGCCTGGCGAGCGTTGTTCACTGCCTCGGTCATGGCCTGCTCGGTGCTGCCGCCGTAGACGTCGGACAGGCGAGCCTTCGCCTGGTTCTCCGCCTGGACGGCCTTCTGGTAGGCGTCGTACTTCTTACCCACGAAGCTCACTCACCTTCTCGCAGTACCGGAGCTTGACTCCGGGATCGATGGTTACCTTCTCGGCAGGCATCCACTTGCGCGTCTGCCTCTGGTGGTAGCGGATCTCCACGTAGTGCTTCGTGCCGCTGACGTGAGTGCCCATGTAGTAGGCCAGCCGGGGCTGGCCACACTCCATGACTCGGGCGTTGATGATCTTCATCGGTTGTCCTTCACTATGACGAGACGCCACATGGGCGTGACGCCATACTTCGAGACGGGACACGACATCTTGTGGCCATCCCGCCCGTTCGTGTTGCGGCGATCCACCTTGCATATCGTGCACTGATGACGGACCATTCTCATCCCATCAGGCTCGCACCGACTGCCGCAACGAACTTGCTCACGTCGATGAACTGCTCAGCGTTGTCGGAGAAGTGGAACTCCAGCTCGACCTCGACCACGTCGTCATCGAACGTCAGCTCCAGCTTGATGGACGGGTTGTCCGGGTTGCTCGGCACTAGTCCTCCTCGTCGATGGAGGAAGGGTGGGGAGCGTCGTGCTCCACCTTCTCCTCCGTGGAGTCCTGGTCCTCACCTCGCTCGTGACTCACGAGTTCATCTCCAGGTAGTAGGCGTACAGGATCACTGCGTACCCGGCGAGATCCTTGGCGGTATCCTCGACGGACTCCCACTCGGGATCCTTGCCGGACTGGGTGAGGCCCTTCAGCCTGCCCAGCTTGATGCCGATCTGAGTCAGCATCGCATCGCGGGTAGAGATACCCGCGACGTCTGCGGCGTAGTGGAAGTTGGAGAACTCGCTACTCGTGACCTTGTAGTCAGAGTTCTTCCGCCTCAAGACTGCGCCAAGTTCCTCCAGGGCCGTCGCGATAAACGACACGGATGATCCCTGCTGCGAGGATGAGGTTCCTGCATTGCTGGCAGGGTTCGTGGTTGATGTAGATGGTGCACCCCACAGCCCGGGATCCAGCTCGAACGATGGCATTCGCTTCGGCGTGGACTCCTGTGCATGGGACTGCGTTGTAGTCGGTTCCTGCGGGGACTTCGTCATAGGCCAGCTTCCCCCGAGGACATCCACCCTCCGTGCAATTGGGCCTGCCGCTCGGCGTTCCATTGTATCCTGTCGAGACTGTGTGACCATCTGGGCTGACGAGGACTGCACCAACTTGGCGTCGTGTGCACTTGGCTTCGTCAGCCCAGACATCGGTCATCTTACGAAAGGGGCGGTCGCTCGGCATCGTAGTCCAGGTTGAGGTTCCTGGTCAGGTCGTTGAAGCCGACGCGCTCAGCGAGAAGTTCACTGAGATCCTTCTTCTCCTCGCCCTCCTTACGGAGGACGATGAGGGTGATGTCCGCAGCCTGCTTGCGGACCCACTTCCACTCGTGGTCAACGACGGTGTAGTCCTTGGCCATGTGGGTGTACTGCTCACGCTTGTAGGGCTTGCGCCCCCACCTGTCGGCCTCGGCCTCATTGTCCACGACGTAGCGGTACGAGGTCTGCTCGACCTCCGGAGCGCCACGCTGGTAGGCGTAGATGCTGACCTTCTGGGGGATCTGGATGGTCACGCGCCCGGAGTCGAAAACTCCGGACACGCGCCCCACCTCAGGCTTCCCCGACCACTTGTGCTTGGGGCAGGAGAGGACGATGTCGCCCTTCTCCACCTCCACCCCGAAGGAGTCGAGTCGCTTGGCCATGTCAGCCTGCCGGACATCCGCAGTGCGGCGGGAAGTGCGGCGGGTTGGTGCAGTTGTGGCTCACTTCTTCTTCTCCTGCTTCTCCTGGTAGCTGTCGAGGGCAGGCGTGGTGCTACCAGCACCACGACGGTTGTGACCGTACTGCTGGTCGAACTCCCTCGCCTTGGTTTCCGGCGAGGCGTTCGGGTCGAAGGGCTTGTTGTTCAGGTCCTCGGTCCTGCGGTGCTTGCCCATTAGGACTTCAGCTCCATCTCGATGATGTAGTACTCGTCCGTCTCCATCCCGATCTGAGGCGGGATGTAGACGCTGTTGGCGTCATCCTCAACCTCGACGCCCTGGTCCCTGGCCAGCTCAGCCAGCCAGTCCATTGCGCCCTGGAGGTTGTCGTACACCTCGACCGGTTCGGTCGTCACCTGGTCGGTGCCGATGAACGTGGTCTCGTTGAGGATGAGGTACACGGTGCTCATCGCCGGATCCTTGCTCTCAGTGCCTCGGCTCCCGAGGCTGACCAGATCGAGTTTACATCCTCGCCGGAAGGAAGTTCAACCCTGATGGCATTCACTTCCTGGACGAGACGGTCGGCAAACTTCTTACCGGCGTCGTCGCCTTCCTGCCAGACGTACACACGAGTGAAATCTTCAAAGACCAGGTTCCAGTGATCTTCCCACTTAGTTGCCCCAGGGATCCCCACACATGGGATCCCTGCGAGCGTGGAACTGAGGGCGTCGATCTCACCCTCGGCTACTGCAATGGCAGTTCCCGCACTGTCCAGCGCCTGGACGTTGTACAGATTGGATGAGAGACCCTGCCAGTGCTGGTACTTCCCGTGACCAGCATCCTTGCACTTGTGCGGCTGGATGCACCGGAAGTTCATGTTGACACAGCCAGCGCCCGTCATGTACGGGATGGCCAGTCGACCTACCAGACGTTCCTGACCAGGCAGAGGATCACGAACTACGCCAAGTCCTGCGGAGCGCGCGGCTGCCAGATCGATTCCTCGACCCTCCAGATACGCGGCTGCCTCCTCCAGGTGACTGGCGTACGTTTCCTGTGCTCTTGCCAGCAACTTCCTCTGCACGACGGAGAGCGTCGCCATAGGAGCAGTTCTCCTTCTTCATGATGAGCTGGGTGGCGTTGCCCTTCATGTCGCATGTGTGACACACGAACACGTTGAGGATGGAGTTGACCGAAGCGGAAGCGCTTCGGTCACCATGGAAGGGACACTTGTAGGCGTACCACCCACGGTCCTCCATCACATCATCGCCGCCATACTCTACGAGGATCGGACCGATCGGAAAGACCGGCCATTCACGATCCTCACTCCTTGTCCTCCGAACCATAGCCAGCCTCCTTGAGGAGGGAGAGCAGTGCGTCAACCCGGAGGCACACGACCCACTGCCCGATGTTGGCTTCGCCCTGGCCGTTCATTCTGAGAACGGCAACTTGGACGTCATCTCCCTCACACTCACGCTCCATCTGCTTGAGGGCTTCAAGGGGGTTGAACCCGGCTCGCGCCTTGAGTTCGAACCAGACGCCAGGCGTACTGAGAATGTCACGACCTTGACGGCCTGCCCCTGTAGGTTCAGCATGAGGGAATAGCGGCCGAATGTACTCGGCGAAGACCTTCTGCGACCGGTAGCCACGATGCTTCCTACTCTGACTTGTCATTGAACAGGTCCACCTTCTGATTCTCCGCGACGGTCAGACCGTCCTGGAACAGGAGACCTTCAGCCGAGTCATCCTCCTCGATGTGGCACAGCGCAGGCTGTGCCTTCATGCGAAAGAACTTCTTGGCCATGGCATCCTGGGGGCCGAACCGGTTCTTGACTACAGCCACGTCGATGGACTCGTTGTGAGCATCGCCCCAGAGGGTGAGGATCGTGGTCGGCAGCTGATTGGCCTTGCCCATAATGGCCGACCGGGGAGGCGGAGTGCCACCCTTCGCAGCCTCTGAGGTGTGGTGCACGATCGTCAGACTTGTCTGCTGATCACGAGCCATCACCTTCAGCTCGGCCATGAGAGCCCAGTAGTTCTGCTCACCGGCTCCCTCGTAGTCGACATCCATCAGGATGTCGATGATGGTGTGGTGCGGGAACTCGCCATGCACCTCTCGGAACGCTTCAGCCTCACGCCACATGTGCTCCAGCGTGGGTGCTGCATGGAACGACCACTTGACGTGGCCGAACGAGCGGAGAGCATCGGACTGTGCGTGCTGACCAGCCATGATGATCTCTTCCGACTCTTCAGTGGTGAGCCCAGTCTTCATGGAGAGGACGCGGGTTGCCATCGTGAAGTCGTCGGAGTCGGAGGAATGGTACAGGGTAGGGACGTCAGGGCCCATCTGATTGACGATGTTGAGCATCATCACCGTCTTCATGGAACCCGGAGGACCGGCGATCATCTGAATGGACGAGCGTCGGAACGTGATCTTCTTCTGATCGAAGACCGGCCAGGGAGCCGGAAGCGGCTCCCCAGCCGACAGTCCACGTCGGACGCTCCGGAAGAGCGTCTTCAAGGACTACTCCTGGTTCTTGATCTGAGCCGCGTAGAGCTTCTTGGGGAACGGACCCTTGCTCTCGGGGTCGTCCTCGGTGTACTCCATGGCGAACATGGAACCCTCGACCAGCTTGCCGCCCTCACGGACGGCCTTGCGGGTGGCCTTCAGCTTCTCACCCTCCAGTCGGAGGGAGACAGCGTCACCGCCCTTGGTCTGGCCAATCACGAGGATCGCCGGGATCGGGTCGTAGGGGAGGTTCAGGTTCAGCTCGGACTCCCGAACCTTCTTCTGCGACTGGAAGTACAGTCGCTCACCCGGCTTGCCGTTCACGAACTCACGCACCGGCACCGACTTGGGCTGCTCGGTGATGAGGATGATGTGCTTGGTGCCAGGGGTGGGGAACTTCAGACCCGGAGGGGTCTTGGAACCACCGAGGATGTCATCGACGTCGCTCATATGTCTCCTTGTTTCACATGTCCCATGCGGAATCGTCAAGATCCCAGGGCTTCTCGTTGGTTGATTCGGTTTCGTCGGACGTCTTGTCCCACGGCTTGACGGGGGCGTCCTCCTCGATCTCCTCGGCACCGCCGAGTCCATCGCTGAGCATCTTGGCTGCCTCATCGACAGCCTTGTCCTCCGCCTGCTTGGACCACGAGTTCGCACGCTGGATCTGACCAGCGCTGGGGTTCTCGAAAGCCTGAACCTCAGCAGCCTGGTAGTCCTTGATGTACTGTGCGTAGTCCTCGGCCAGAGTGACCGGATCAGGAAGGCTCTCGCCCTCCGATACGGTGAACTCCAGGTAACCGTAGGGAACCTTCTTCGACGGAATCCGGTAGGTGATGTCCATTAGAACGGGAATCCATCCTCATCGGATCGGTCGTAGTACATCGCTCGACGGGAGCCGGGCGACTCGATCAGACAGTTGGGGGCCTGGACGCAGAAGCGACAGTGAAAGCCAGCATTGGCCTGCCACTTCTTCTCCTTGACGCGCTCGTATGCTGCCTGATAGCGAGCGCCGATAGCGCTCGCATCCAGTTGGCTCAGACCCTTGACCGGCCTGGCATTTGGTGCATCTGGATTGACCATGGCCCACAGTCCGACGTCGAACTTGATCGAACCGTGATCGGTGAACGGGTGGTCGTTACCGGAGAGGGGAGTCGAAGTGTTCAGCAGGACTGCGTAGGTCTCTAGCTGTAGGTTGTTCTTCGGCTTCTGCTTCCCGGACTTCCAGTCCACGATCGTGGGACCATGCTTCTTGTGTTCACCAACGATGTCGATGAACGCCTTGACCGGGACTTCACAGCCAGCGATCATGCCCGTGGCGTCATACTCCACGTGCCAAACCTCGATGTCATCGAGGAACTTGATGGCGTTGTCTACGCAACGCTTGCCCAGCTCGACAGCCTTGTCACGAATGATAGGATCATCCTGACTTCCACCTGCCAGCCAGTTGACGTCCGCTGGATCGATCTTCATCTGCTTCTCGACCAGCGGATAGAACACGTCCTCGAACTTAGGGACGTCACCAGTCTCGACGAACTTCTCAACACTGGTGTGTACTGCGGTCCCGAGTGGGAAGAACCACGTCTGCTTCTCCTCGGCCTGGCGAACCCGACCGAGGTAGAAGCTACGTGGGCATTCCTCGTAGCGGGACAGAGCACTGTAGGACATGTGCTCTAGTTCCACGAGGACTCCTAGGGGGAGGGAAGTGATGACCTGTCAGCCGCAGGCGGGGCCTCAAACCCGTCGCACCTGCTGAGAGTACCGCCAGTCACGGCGTCCTAGCTACGGGTAATCCTCCTGGTAGAGAGGACCGGGGTGACCGGTGGCTCAGGTAGTTAGCCCTCACCTTCACCGTAACTCTGCGCGGATGAGCCGGGTTCGAACCGACACCAGCGCCTTCCCGGCGCTGTGCTTCCAATTACACCATCACCCTCACCCATGTGATCAGCATGGGTGCAGTCTCTCGCGGGCGTCCCCTGAGCGACAAGCTCTAGGTTACAGCATCCTGATCCTGGATGCCAGCCCCCTCACGGGCTTCCCTGCGGACCCGCCGCTGACGTGCGGTGTTGTTGGCCCGCTTGCAGTCCTTGCACCTGCCGCCGCCCTTGACTACGTGCCCACGCTGGCACACGCGGTCACTCGGGGCTGCCACGACACGGCCCTTGCGGGTGCCGTTCTTCGCTCCGACCGGGCGGCCGACGTTGTCGTACCGCTTGGCCTCTTCGTCGAACCTGCCTGGCGGGTTTCCGCCACGGACAGTCCAGTACCTCTCTTGCGGCGAGGCGTTGGCCTCGCACTTGAAGTACACGGGGCACTCGATGCAGATCTCACCAGCCAGCTCGAAGTTGACCCGGTTGAATTCGATCCGCTCCTTGTAGGACATCCCCTCCGTGAGAGGGGAGTCCTTCTCCTGGTACTCGAACAGTTCGAACGCCTTGCCCTTGCAGTTCGCCTGCTCCTCCCACCTGTCCTCCGTTACTGTGTCGGGGAACAGGAAGGGGTTGTGCTGTCTGTTCATGCTGTGCTGTGTGGCCTTGATGATGCGACCACTCAGGCTCGCGCCCATTAGGCGTAAACCCGATGAGCCTTAGCGCTCACCTTCGCAGCGTGGTACCGGACGGTGATCGCCTCTTCGCACTCCCGCGTCTTGCACGCGTAGAAGTTGAAAAGGGTAGCCACGCAGGCACCCCTGGGGATGTCCGTGCCGCAGTGCGAGCACGTCACCTCCTGTCTGTTAACCCTGCGCACAGGGCGAGTCACCTTCATACTCTCTCTCCTTGGTGTAGAGTGCGGGGCATGGCAACCAAGACCACGGTGATCCTGCCGGACATCCAGTACCCCTTCCATGATGCGCTGGTCCTGTCCAAGATCGTCAAGGTGATCGAAGACCTCCAGCCCGACGCCATCTTTCAGATTGGCGACGCAATCGACTTCCCCCAGGTCTCACGTTGGACCAAGGGGACAGCGGGCGAGTACGCCCCAACCCTACAGAAGCACATCGACGGCTTCAAGGGAGTTCTCGGCGAACTTAGGGAGGCCGCGCCCAATGCGCGGATCACCTGGCTTGAGGGCAACCATGACCTCCGTCTCCGAGACTTCGTGCAGCAGTACGCTGCACCACTCACCACACTGGACGCACTTAGCCACGAGAACCTGTTCGACCTCGCCTCGCATGACGTAAGCTACACGAAGGGTCCAGTGCGTGTTGCAACCAACACGTACGCAGTGCATGGGCACGAGAGTCCAGGTTATTCCAGCACTCCTCAGGCTTGGGAGAACAAGTTCAACAAGCGGTACGGATCCGAAAAGTCGATCATCTTCGGGCACACCCATCAGCCCTTCCTTCTGACTCGCGCATATGGGTTCGACGGGAAGGTAACTCCCCGCTTCACGATGAACGTCGGCTCCATCATGGATCCAACTCACGCGAAGTATGTGAAGGACGGGTCGGTGTCCTGGGTGATGTCGTTCGCGCTGCTGCGCGACGACGGAAAGCGCGTGTATCCGGAACTCATCACGATGGTGGACCGTGGGTTCTACGTCAACGGAGTGAAGTACTGAGACCCAGTAGAAATTTTCGGAGGTACTCGTGAGTAACATAGAGCTGGACTACGACATCATGACCAAGATGGTGCGTGATGTTGCCCGCTCGGTGTCCTCCAACTTCCCCCAGTATGTGACCTCGGAGGACACCGAGGGGCATCTGTGGGTCTGGGTCTACGAGAAGCGTAGCCAGATCCAGAAGGCAGTGGAGGACGGCCCCGAGTGGGAGGCCAAGATCGCATCCACGCTGCGCAAGGTAGCCTCTGACTACTGCGCACGAGAGAAGGCAGCGGTAGAAGGATACAGTGTTGAAGACCTCTACCGCTACTCCATTCCAAAGATCAAGGAGCTGCTGCCCGACGTGTTCGACTACACGGACTGGCAGACGTTCGGCCAGAAGGGCGACGGTCAGCCGTCGTCCAAGCCTCTAGCCAACCAGACCGGCGATCGTCTCGCCGAGCTGGTAGACATCCGGAGCGCCATCAAGGCGCTCCCGATGGAGACTAAGGAGCTGCTGTACCTGGTCCACGTGTTCCTCTACTCGACCGAGAACCTGGCCGAGCACTTCGGGATCACGCACGAGGCGGCCAAGAAGCGCGCACAGCGGGCGTACGGGGCCGTTCAGAAGGCGCTTGGGCGCAAGGACCTGGGGGCTCAGCCGAGCCCGGCAGACAGGCGCACAGTCCGCTCGAACGCGGCCTGGCGTGCGGCTCAGACGAGCCAGTACGACGGCTGATAGGACAAGACAGAGGGCCGGTGTTCCAGCACCGGCCCTCCATTTTGCCCCGACAGTCACGCAGGGGACATCTAGTACCAGAAGGGGAGCGACATCAGGAAGCCGATCAGCGCCCCTCCTGCGAACACGAGACCGATGGCGAGGCCGTCAAGCATCCCACCGAGGATCGTCTTCAGGTCCTCGGGGGTGATCCTCAGGCCACTCCACTTCCTCTTGGGCGAGCCGGTCAAGGTTCTCTCCTTCCGCCATCAGCAGACACGACAGGATCACGCTGCTGAAGATCGCGATCACTGCGCTGGACTTGGGCTCCGCACCGAACAGCTCAGTGCTGATCACCCAGAGACCGCTCATCGTGGCCGCGCTGACCAACGAGGCGATCAAGGGATTCGTTAGCTTCCGATTCATTCGGATTCTCCAGGGCCTCGATGATCTCATCCACCCACGCATGGGCTTCCAGCAGCGCAGTCGCCAGGTCCTCGGCGAGAACTCGGTGATACTGCGCATAGAAGGCTAGGCCGAACATGCCTAGCCCCCACACCACCCACTGCCAGACCATCAGACGGTCTGCATGTAGTCGAAGTCGGACCTGTTGAGCACGGTCAGGTAGACCTTGCCGCTGTAGTGGTCGTGACACTTGGCCAGCGCTACCTCACGGTGATCCTCCGAGATCGGACGCTCCACCAGGTGAAGCTCGATGATCTCGTAGACATCGCTGACGTTCCCGTTCTTGAAGCGGTACTTCTTGCCCAGCTTGTAGAACTCCTGGACCTTGTCCCACGTGACGAGGTGGGCCCCGAGGAAGGTGTCGAACGTGGTCGTACCGTTCTTGTCCTTCCTCTTGACCCACCAGTAGACGTCGCGGTCGACGGTGGAGCTGGAGATCAGCTCCACTTCCACCGTGCTGCCACTCCACGTGGAACCCTTGTTGGGCCTCAGCCTCAGACCCTTGGCAAGGATTGCCACTGTCACCTCTCCTTGTTGTAGTACTTCTTCAGGTTGGCATTGCTGTCAGCCTGGAGAGTGCCGCTCTGAACGTCCCGAAGTAGGACGCACTTGTCGCCCACCTCCAGGATGACGAAGTGTCGACGTCGCTGGAGGAGAGAGACCTTGTCGCCCGGCTCCCATCCGTCCTTGTTCTTGCCAGCTCCACCAGCCTTGGCCGTGGATGGCGTGAGGATACGCCAGAAGCGACTGTCGTACGGCACGAAGGTGCCGTAGTCAGCCGCAGCATCGATGACCCAACAGATGTCGGGACCACCCTCGAACTCCTCACCTATCCAGGCCACGTGATAGACCTTGGACGTGACGGCAGGCGTCTTGAATGCCATGCCGACCTTTGGCGGTTGGGCTGCCTCCCACACATCGACACTCCACAGATCGTAGAGACCATCGACTATGCGAGTGGCAACCTCTTCCACCGTGCGCTCAGCGTTAGCTGAGTCCTCAAGGAACTCAGCTATCCGCTTGATCTGCGCTTGCCTGCTCGGCAAGGTTGCCATACGCCTCCTTCAGTCGCTCGATGTAGGCGAAGTACTCGGCATCACTCATGTTGTGAATGATGTCAAGCTCGCCGTCGAGAGTCGACTCCCAGAGGTCCATGACAGCATGCCACTCCTCGATCTCGATGCCGAGGAGGTGCGCCATCTTGACGTCCGTGGACGAGACGAAGGCGCGCTCGCAGGTGCACTTCAGCTCAGAGAGCTTCATTCACTTCCTCCGTTGTGACGGACACGTCCTGACGGACGACCATCTTGGGAGTAATGTCCACCTGATAGACGTACTTGGGCGCAACTCGCGTGACGCGAGCGTTGCTCATGCCGTCGGAGGCAGACTGGACGGCTTCACCTAGGCTGGTGAAGACGCCCTCGACGGACGTCTCGGGATCGAGAGCGGCCGAAGTGGACACTACGAAGTGGGTGCTGATTGCATTCACCTCCTTTCATGGGCCCATGGGCTCGCCCGGCGAGGGGGAGAGAGGCACCTCGCCGGACCAGCTCAAAGGCCCACGACCGAAGTCGTGGTCCTCTGTCATACAGTTCACACTCTACTCGATGGGAGCGCCGGGGATCACGCGGAAGCCCATGAACTCGGGCTCTCCGTTGACGTAGTTGGAGTAGTTGAACTCCTTGTCGAGCTGGTTGCCGAGAGCCGCCTGCTTGGCGGACTCGCCCCACTCCGCACCACCGTCCTGAGACGCCTGGCAGTTGGCCAGGAACGCCTCCGCCTGGTCGGTGTACGTGATCAGGCCGTGACGCTGAGCCGCGTCGAGCAGGTCGTTCGACCCGTCCATGTTGCGGCTGCCGCCCATGAAGTCCAGCGGGACACCAGCCTTGGACAGGGCGAGACCGACGATGCAGCCGGGGACGGCCTCGGTGAAGTCGTCCTCGTACTCGAACTCGTTCCCGCCCATGACCTGCTTGACGTTGTGCACGTACTTGCAGGTCGAGCCTTCCTTCTCGTACACGTGCTTCTCGCCGCGCTCGGCGATGCACTCCTCCACCAGAGCCTTGGCCTTGGCGAGGTCGATGTGAACGGTCATACTTCTCTCCCCTCATGGAGTTCCGTGATGCCACGGAGAGGAGTGCACAGGCGAACAACACGTATCGGAGTGACAAGCTCCACGTGGCCAGTACTTATGTTTCCCGGACCTGTGCACTCTTCACCGTGCCCGCCCCGGAGGGCGGGACACGATCAGATCAGCCCTGAGTACGAGGGCCGTCCTCCGAGCTACCTCGGAAGTCGACGTCGGGCAGGATGGACTGCGGCTTGAACGTCACACGGTGGTGGTACGCGCTCGCCTTGACCGGCTTGCCCTGCTCGATGAAGTAGGAGACGTTGTCCGACAGACCGGCGAACTCCTTGACGTACTCGTCAGGACCGGTCTTGCAGATGATCTCCAGCTGGTTGCCCTCGTCCGTGATCGAGCACGCACCGACAACGACCATCAGGTACTTGTCGGTGATGCCGTTGAACACGACGATCCGACGCTGCACCTCGAAGTTGTCGGCAGCCTTCGAGACGTTCTCCGACGCGATGTCGGCGTCATCCTCGCAGGCGACCGTGCCCAGACCGAGAGCGATCACCGCACCGATGGACGCGATGATCTTCTTCGTACGGGTCATGATCTCTCCCCTTGATACTTGGTCCCCAGTGGACCACTAAGGGCAGGGGCTTGCGACCCTGCCCAAAGCTACTCACTGGGTGAACAGGAACTCCTTGTGGCCCCACGAGACCTGCTCGAAGTCGTCGACCAGAGCTTCGCCGTACTCGGCGTAGTCGAAGTAGCGCTCAGCCCATTCGGGCAGAGCGTCACCGCAACCGTCCATGTACTCCTTGGCGAAGTCCTCGTAGTCGCCGTCGAACTCCGAGTGGTACTCGTCCTCGATGTCCTGAAGGTCGTCGAAGTCGAACCACTTCCAGCCCTGGTTGTCGATGTACCCCAGGACTGCCTCATCCGGGCAGTAGTGCTTGTCGCAGTTCAGCCACATGTAGAGCTGAACCACCTCCCGGATCCACTTGTGCGGATCGTTGGAGTCCTGGTGGATCTCCAACTCCTGGCCGTCGTCGTCATCCACCGTCATGGGGGTGATGTCGTCGAACGTGTTGCCGTTCTCCAACGCCCACACGGCGATGACGTTGACCAGCATGGCGTGCATGTCGTCCTCGTCGATGACGTCGGAGTGAATCCAGACGTCGTCGAGGTCGATCTCCTTGTGCTCGCCGTCCTTGTCCTGCACGAACAGACTGATGGTCATGTGCTTGTCCCTACAGCTCGTCGAGAGACGCTTCCATGGATGCGATGACGTTGCCGTCGTAGCTGTCCTCCGGGGACAGAACCCCGAGGAACTGGAGCAGGTTGTCGTGCCGCTCACGCAGCACAGCCTTGACGTCCTCCCGGTCGTAGAACGAGGTGCGGTTGATGGTCGCGATGACCCCCAACCCCTCGACCAGGCCGCGAGCGGTGGGCACACTGATCCTCAGCTCATCCACGAGCTGAGCAACGGTGACCACCCTGTCCGTGTCGATTACTGCCATATCTCTCTCCCTTGCCTGACTCCCCTGAACTGGGGTGGAAGGACATACCCCCTGGGGGTATGTCCAACCATCACTGCTCAGGTCAGCCGATGACCTTGTTCCTCACGGAGTCCACGACCAGGTCGTGGGAGTCGTGGAAGATCTTGGTCAGCGCCTCGTTGTACGGGGCGCTGTTGCCCATCTGCGCCTCGGCCACGAAGGGCTCCAGGCGCTCGTCTCCCGCCTCCAGGAACACGTCCCGGAACACGGTGGCCGCCTTCAGCCCTTCGGCGTCCAGGACGTCACCCAGGCAGCCGGTCTCGCCGACCTTGACCACGAGGTGCATGAACATCTTGGGCGCGGGCTTGCCGAACAGCCCCGCCAGCATCGCCATGGGCGACGCGAACTCGGGGTTGTCCAGGGTGGCCACCGCGTACTCACCCAGGTACGTCACGGCACGAGCGGGGACGTTGTCCTCGATCGGGTCCTTGGCGTCGTTACGGGCGTGCACCGGGCAGGTGTCCGTCATTCCGCACATGATCTCTCTCCCTTGTCTCTGTGACTAGCGTCACGCTCTGGCCTGGGAATAGATCCCTGGGCCTGGATTGTTTCCCCTACGGATCACCTAGTGACTCCGGGCGGACGCCCTAGCGGACGCGCCGGACAGTGGTCAACCACTGGGGGAACTGCGATCAAACCGGGGTTATCCAGCAGATCAAGCAACGGGCCCCCTTGAGGGGGGCCCATCACTTGACTCGTTGGAGAACGAATCAGAGAGCCGAGAACTTCAGGTGGTTACCCTGGGAGTAACCCTGGGTACGGTGGATCGTCAGCGGTCCGAAGTTGTTCTCGTAGTCGGACAGCGTCGAGTAGCCGAACTGGTCGTTCATGACCATGTCGTCGCGAGGAGTCAGCCGCTCGACGTGGTCCTCGGAGAGGAACACGAACAGCATCGTCTTGCCGGACGACTTGCCCTTGCCGACCAGGATGTCACCCTTCTTGAACTCGGGGTCCTTGGTCCACTTGTGCGGGTAGCCGTCGGTGAGGTCCTTGTCCGACACGATGTCGAACGCGGTGGCGTCGGAGGAAACCTCCGTCACCTTGTTGGAGCCCTTGGCGATCTTGATGCCCTTGGCGATCCAGCGGTACTCACCGATGGCGTTGAGCCACACCTGCTTCACGAGACGGTAGCCGTAGTCGGTCCCGAAGGAACCGAGGTACACGACGATGTCACCGTTGTTCAGGCTGCCCTTGTGCTCGGTGGTGGCCATTACTCTCTCCCTTGTTTCCCGTTTCCTCTCCGTGCGAGAGGTGGAAGCACACGGCCCCGAAGGGCCGTGCACAACCGTCACTGCACGGTGAAGATCAGAACCTGTTGCTCCACTTGTCCTTCAGGTCCACGACGGAGCTGAAGTTGTGGCCGGACGCGGTGGTCTGGCGGGTGAACTTACGGTTGCCGTAGTCGGTGCCCGCAGCCTCCCACTTCGCCTGGGTCGTCTTGGTGCCCTTGGACAGGTTCCAGACGACGTCGGACGACGCGACCAGGTACAGGACGCCGTCCTGGTCCTTGAGGATGTCGCCGGGCTTGTACTCCTCGCCCGGCGTCCACTTGGACTCGTAGTTCCGCAGGTTCTTGACGGTCTTGAGCGCCAGGATGGACTGACCACCGGACTTGCTGGT